AAATGGAGTTGAAGGTCATGTTTGTAAGTTGGCGCATATGTGTCAGTCGCAGAATCTACGGCTTGGTGCTGTTGCAAGTAACCATACAACTCAGTTGCGGTAATCCCTTCAAAGTTATAGCAGGAAATCGTAATGGAATCCCATCTTAATTTTCCCTTAACTTTGAAATATGAATTTACATATTCAACTATTACCGGAGCAGATTGGTGGGTTGGTTGCGTAGCAGCCTTACCATACAACTGAACATTTGGTAACTTTGAAGTCGTAATCATATATCGGAATTGCAAAATTGGATTGTGCGCTTCCGGTGTTAAAAGTCTTGGCATTTCTAATTTTCCTCTGTTTATTATAAATATCCGAACCTTCAAACTTTTTTTACATCCATTCAAAGGTTCGGATAATCTATTCTTATTATTCGTTAGTGTCAGTAGGGAACAACGCACCAGTAGGAAGTACCAAGAAGTCCACAATGATGAATTCGGCTGTTTTTGCAGGTTTCAAGTAAATCTGCGCCCTCATTTCATTACGATCAACTACATCTGGTGTGTTATTGCTTTCGTCGATGATAATTCGATAGTCGTAAAGACCTTGTTGGTTTTTCACTCTACGGAAATAAGGATCAGTAATTTCGATGAACCTAGCACGTGTTTCTACGGTGTTGTTTTCAAATACCAAATACTTTACGGTGAACGCAATAAACTTCTTAGCATCAATTAACAATCGTCTTACGTTGATTCGATCAAATGCTGACTGTTTCTTTTGAAGTGTTTTCTGACCCCAAATAGTAACCCCTTGACGTGGGAAAGTTGCAATAGGGTTAACCGATTTAATATAAAGGTTATCACGGTCGCCTTGCGTCATCAAACGTTCTGTTTGAATTACTGTATCCAACGTACCACGATTCAAACCAGCAGGTGCATACCAAGGATGTGCAACCAAGTCGTTAAATGAATACACGGCTGAAACAATCGCGGAAGGTGGAACCCAAATATTACGACCCAAATCTGGATCAGGGATCATGCACCACGGATAATAGTAACAAGCGTAGTTTGTATTTCTGGCTTCGGCAGCTAATTGTGCCTGTCCAACGGTTGAACCTTTGTAAGTCGGGTCAATTACATAAAACACATCACCACGATCTTCACACATATTTATCGCTCTGGTAATAATCGCGCTGTGACCATTTAAGTTATCAATTAATCCCGGAGTGAACAGAAGATTTATATCATATTGATCTTTGTTGCTTAGAATATCGATCGCGTCTTGATAAGCAGTTTGTCCACCAGAAGCAGAAGCAGGATTGAATCCTTGTGTATTGGTTGCAAAGATATTTTCATTCATTGCTCGTGGATGATTTACGTTTCCATCACTTCCACCTGCAAAGGTTCCGCTTACTGCTGCTGGCAATGAACCAGACAAACTTACGTCGCGAATTGTACCGTTAGAGTTGATATAATTGAACGTGTTATTTGTTCCTTCGATACGGATAAATCGGCTTCTATTTGTAAATGAACCTGAACGTTCCAAATAAGGAGAACCGTTAGAATCATAACGAAGCGTGTTAACCATGTCACCAACTACTCTTGGAAGATAGTTTTGTGTATTTGGATCAAGGCTTACTTGTGAATATTGTTCCATCAAAACCTTTCGGTTAGAAATGTCATCACCTCTACGGATATATAAATCAAATACACCACGTGAAGCATCCACATTGGCAATTTCCCAACGGATATTGAATTGTGAACCGCTGGTCAAAATATTATTTGAACTTCCTTCGTCAGCAGCTTGACCAGAACCCGATAATGACGCGCTTAAACGACCTGAATTGGTGATATCACCATCATTCAGAGCTACGATTTTAAATGCCATGTTATTAGCACCAAAAGACGCACCACCATAAGAACTTGAATTAATTACATACGAATATGCTGGTTGATAATTCGCGTTAAGAATTTTAACAACCGTTATAACCTGACCATAACGCAAGTATTCCTGAACGCAATGGGTAGTTAAATATTTGTACATCTTTTCACTTGCACCACTACCAGAAATAAACGTATCACCAAACCATCTAATGTATTCAGAATAAGTTGAAATAGGAGTCGGTACAAACGCAGGACCACGAACAGTAGGTCCGATTACTGCTGCACCAGCAGCTTGAATTTCCAACGGACGGAAACTTTGGTCAGTTTCGCGTTGAAAAACTCCTGCGCTTAAATATACGTTGCTTTGTGCCATTTGGCAAATCCTCTATTTAATTTTCTTTATTCAATTTTATTTCTTATAAATATCTATCAATTTTTCCAAACCAAAAAGACCATATTAACCTTTGGTCAATCACTTATTCGTTTCAAAAAACTTATTAAACGCGACTAAAACATTTGCTAATCCGCTTTTCAACGGATCGCCATCTTTAAATTGAGGATTAGATTGGACGTGCTGGTTCAGTTTTTGAAGCTGCTTATGAAGGGTAGTCATGTTATATTTGATTTGGTTGTGAGCGGAACCTTCGTTCAATTTTCCAAATGACCGTTCGTATGTTTCTTTGAGTGTATGAATGTTTTTCATTTGTTTAGCCTGCTTTAATTAATTTTATAATTTCAGAATTAGCCAAGATAATGTCAGCAATTTCACTTGGAATCGCATTTAATATTCGTTTGCCTGCTAAATCCTTATCATTAGTAGGACCGAATCTACTGCCATCCAATCCATATTTATCAAATACTTGTTCTATTACACTACTTATTCTATTAGCAGCGCGAATCATTTCCCTACTTTCATTTTCTTTCATCATCGACTTAGTAGTTTTCTTAACAAAATGTTCTACTATCATAATTTGTCTTTTGGTTGGTTTCATTGGTTATTTTACCTCTTTAAATGTTTGTTTAATCGCGTCTTTGATTTGATTGTCGGCTCCTTGGAGGATTTCTATAACTTTCAAACTTAATACTTGATTGACCCGCTTAAAATATTCTTTTAACGCTTTGGTTATATCAGCAGTATCTTGTTGATTTGTCGCACCGACTTCATACGCATTAATTAATTTTTTAATTTCCGGATTGAACCCATGTATGCCTAATGACTTAGGTTCACCACCTCCATAAATGGCGATGGAAAGTTCAATCTTTCCTTCTTTTCCCGGTTTCAATTCGATACCATTGTTAAATCCACCATTGGCATAAGTCATGGTGAATTTCAATGATTCATCCTTCTGAACCTTTGGTTCCGGCTGCTTTGGTTGTTCTGGCTTAGGAGCAGGTTTTTGTTGCTCAGGCGGTTGTTTTTCAACCGGAGGCTTACCCTGTTGCTGAGGCTGTTTTTGATTTGGTAGTGGCATTTATAACGACCTTACATTGATTTCAATTTATTATTAAAAAAATCAGCCAATGATTTGGTCAATTGTTTTACTTGCTCCGGAGGCTGTGAATATTCAGTGGCTTCCCGGTATAATTCTAAAATTTTAGAATAGGTTTGTTGAGTCGAACCTTCTTTTAACATCGACTTAGTAGTTTTCTTAACGAAATCTTCTACGATTTGAACTTGTCTTTTTGTTGGTTTATTTTTCATCTTAAATTCCTTTTTAATTCGTTTGGATTGATAATGTCTTGCACGTCGTCATAAATGATTTGATCGGTACTTTCTTCAAGAAACTTAACCTTTTTGACCGAAAATGCTTTTTGTATTTTTGATTGTTGATATTCGTATTCGTTTCTTAAATATCCGTCAACTTGCAAACTAATGGTTGTTTTTATTAGCCTGTCTTCGCCGGGAACATTCACGTTATCAGGGGTAATTGTTTGAATTACTGTCCTGAATTTATGAAAATCGCCCCAAATATGATTTGATAATGGGATTAACCCTTGAAGTAAAACGTTCATTTGTTCTTGAAGGTCAGTCCAAATAACTAAGTCATAAGTTATTCTGACGTAATCGGGAATATCTACGAGATAATATTCGACTGATTCTTTTGCCAGATATTGACCTGCAACTTTATCGAATTGCATCCCTGAATTTTTATAAGGAATCATTCGTTGCTTCGGAAATGCTATTGAATTACCTCCCCAAACTTGACCACCTAATGTTGCAATTCGATCATCCTTTGCAATATCACCCCTTTTAATTATAATCAACGGAGACTGAACCTTTTTCATGTTGTCCCGCAAATAACCATGCGCCCTTACTTGTGACCATTTTTCACCGTTAGCAAACATAACCGGGACTGGAATCGAAACTTCATTTTCAATTACCATCGGTTTCCAATTGTTTTGAATTTGGAAAAACACGGCAAAATCGATATCATACAAATTTACCTTTGGAACCTTTACAGTATCATTGTCCCTACGCATTGTTGTGGCGCGGTTAAATGAAGTAACGGTTCTACCGTCTTGGTTAGGTTGAATGTGAGGGTTTGACATTTATATTCCTAGTATCATTTCTTGTTTGGTATTAATTTTGATACTAAATTTTTTATTGTCATAAGTTCTGGTAGACTGAATTCGTATCCTTTTTTATGACTGGGAGTTTTAACC